TATCGCGTACTACTTACGTTAAATCTATCAAGTACTGTTACAGGTATTCTGCTGCCTATAGAGAGATTATTTATACTATTTACAGTACGTACTGTAATAGTATAGCTACCATCGTCAACTTCACTAAGGGAATAACTATTTATAGAGGGCAAAACTCGAATAGGTGTGACATGCCCGGGTATATTATGTTGTATTTCATAGGCTGCAATAAACTCATACTCTGCTCCTACAGTTTCTCCTTCTGGTGCAAGCCAGCGTATCTCTAACTCTTCTCCAGGGGTTTGCTTAGAGCTATTGAATACCACATGCACATCCCTTGGGGGTGGTACAATATCGGTAGGTCGTACTGACGGAAGTACTGTATCTTCTACATAAGCATTGAAATCGTTCTCTATAGAGTCGAACTTTTCATTATAGTGCTCTACTGCAGTAATATCGTATTTGGTATCAGAAGATTGAGAGATTGATAAAACTTTATATTGTTTAGGTGATCCCGCAAATACAAAGCCTTCTGAGTCCTTTTCTTGTACTACCCATATAGTGCTTGATGAAGGGGCAGCTGTAAAAGCGTGTACCGGTGCAATAGATATAGTAGTAACATTGCTGGACGGTACAGTATTATTTATTGGGGCTGTCTCAACACGGGTATATTCTGTCCAGCTCAATGTTACTGGATTTCCTGAGTCATCTACAGTATTATAAGATGCATCTTCTGTTACGATGCTGGGTACGAGCTCTCCACGACTATAATTAACACTATTAATAGTTGCCGTTTCTTGAGCTAAGAAAGCGCCTGGCTCGACGATTAATACACTTACGTCATAAGTTCTACCGCTTACTAAATTAATAGGGGAATCAAGGGTAAAGCTCGTTGTACTTGGTGTTGTAGAAGAGCTTACTCGACCACTAAACCTTACCGCATTTCTATCGGCATCTTGAACATTTACTATATCTCCTGGAGCTATAAAGGCAGCATTAATTGAGGTAGAGAAAGATACAATCTCTGTCTGATTAATTGCCGTCCAAAGCTTCCAACGACCATAGCGAAGAGCTTGACCTTCTGAAGTGCAGCCAAAAGCAACCGCAGTCTGTGGTATAACTCTACCAGTTTCAATAATATTTAATTTATCTTCGACTAATAATGGAGATAATGCATAGTTATCCTCTGGATTATTCCAACTAACAATAACCTGGTTGGCTCTGGTCTTACTACCAGTTCCTTCGTAGGAAAAAGCCCCGTCTAAAACGTTTGATTTTGAGAAGTTATATATCGGATCTTTAGCTTGGTCTACTACGGGAAATACCTGCCCGTCCATCCAATAGACCATACTTCTGAATATTGTAGACACATCTTTGATTACTTTGTAAGCGTCTGAAGCTTTTGTTAAGTACAAATTAGCAGTAAATCGAGGTTCCAGCCCTCCCTTACCATCAGGAACAAGATCATCACAGTATCTTGCGATCCTGTAAAGAGCAAACTTATCTATTTGCGTAGTTTCCAAAAATGCGCCCAGACCATAACGATTGTTTGCTAATATATCATAGAACACCCACGCAGGGTTATTTGTATAAACCTTGTCAGATCTAAATGCGCCATCCCAGTTTTGGTAACTTGTTTCAATAGAGCCTGTGGTAGTGTTTCTATTGTAGTTTGCTACACCGCCTGCCTCTTCCCTTGTTACATAGTTTGAAGGTACTTCGACAAGTAGGCCTCTTGCATGATATGTGCGAACAGGTACCGACTGGAACTGCTTTGAATTAAATGTTATTTTTGCAAGTGCAGTGAGTGGATAGTTAAGAACCTCTTTAATAACAGTAGTTACGCTATTAATGGAGGCTGTGGCAGCGTTATTTTTACCGGCACGCTTTCCAGCAGCATCATAGCTGTCACCATCATGCGCGCTTATTCTTGAAATTATTATTTTGAAGTCGTCATAAGGCTTAAACTGTTCAAGACCTATTACTTCTTGAAAAGTTACTGCATTATTGCTACTGCTTGTATGCACTCTCTGTGCCTGTAGCACAACAGGGTCTGAAAAGTCTGCCGCTCCTGGCAATTTAACTGCTGCGGATATTTTATAAAAAGCCCAATTTTGCTTTCTTGCCCCATCATCCTTTCTTGTAGCGTATAAGCCTCCAGCATATCCTATATTTATTCTAACTTCATCTGCTTCTTTGGCTTGTTCTATTGAAAGTGCAAACCCCTGGGCTTGGCTGGTGCCAACCAACTCTGTTACGTCGGCATCTCCACCAAACTCTGTAGATTGCTCAAAGGGAGGTAGGTTAAGTGATCCATTAGTTATAGAGCTGGAGCCTTCTCCGCCTTCGCCTGTCAAAGGTGGTTGATTTAATGTACCTGTTCTAAACTGTGCCGTAAAGCTTTGATATGGACGATAAATTGGATCAAGTATCTGTGCCTGAGCCGAAGAGAATTCTACAGCACCCACTACATCAAAAGGGTACTCACCAGTAACCCCTGACCAAGCTTCTGTCAAAGTTACAGTAACATCATCTGGTGCTACTCCCTCGATACCGATAAGTTTATCTACACTAATAAGATACTCACCATCTGGGATTAGTAAATCTACAGCGGTACCGCTTGAACCCTGCTGGAACCCAGCTACGGTGGTACTGTCTATTTCATATATGATGCCCTCATATTGAGTTCCAGGCTTATTCAAACGCACAGGAACTGCTCTAAATTCCTCCCCTGTTCGGTGTACTAATCCTGTGACCATAGCTTGAGAAAAGAAAGGCGCTAAAGTTGTTATCTGATTCACTTTAGTATTTGTTCTTGCGTAGGGATTTTGTGTAAGAGTAACAGTTTCTGTGCCTAACCCATTACGAATAATAAAATATGGAGATTCCGTTACCATTGGAACAATAAGCCCATTTTGTATAGTAGCCGTAGGGCTCCCATTTACTAATGATAAGCGAATCGGGCCTTTTGAAATGGATTGGGGAGCAATTACTAAACTTTCAGCCCTGTCATCGTTTAAAAATACAGAAGAGGCGCCGTCTACAAGCCCTTCTATAGGGCCTTCTGAGATAATATCAGTAACGGCTATTAGCTGAGATTGTGCAGCCGAACTTGATGTTGATTTAAATGTTGTATCTACCATTTTTATAGGTCCTTTGAATAAGTTTCGGGCGGAATATCAAATTCTTGCGCCGGGAGTCCAATAAGATTTCCACTGAAGTCTGTCATATAATTGTTTGTTGTGTAGCCGCTGTTTGTCGAAACATGTAATGATACCGCTCTTCCAGGGACTCGCAGTTCTCCATATAGTAGTGGAACAGGGTCGCCTTCTATAATATTCTGCTCACTTCCATTAAATAAATAATTGGTAGCTTGGGTATCTACAGAAGGGTCTGGAGCCATCAACTGTTGAATACCTGTTAGAGCTAAATTAAGTGATAACGTAGCAACAGTAGTGGTTACCTGTGCTGCAGTCATTCCTAAAAATGTACCTGCCTCTCCTGCTACTCCTGCAGCATAGGGACCAATTACAAAAAAGAGGACAATGGCTGCAAATATCTTAGCCCCGCCACTCTTTGAACCTGCTGGCAAAGCTGCGAAAGTGATATCACCTTGTCGAAGAGGGAGTAAAAGATCTTTCTCGTCTTCTTCAAACTTACCGGCAGTTTCTAAAGTGAATCCTATCCCTCTTTCTTCTGCATCCAATAGGTATCTTTTAAAAGTAGGATGATTTACATCCAAACACTTAAAGACCTCGCTGTAGTTGGCAGCATGTACAGTAAAACTGCTACCAAACTTCTCGGCAAGCTCTCCAACTAAATAAACTTTACGCTGCATAACGATATACTCCAATTATATGTTTTCCCCATAATGGGAAAAGATTCTCTCTACAAGATATTCTGTTTACAGCATGGTGGTAGAACAGGTCATCTCCTAAATATACTCCGCAATGGTTTCCTACATTTGCCATTACTTTAAAAATTAATAAGTCTCCGGCTTGCATGTTTCCTTCTACTTTATGAAAGTTCCAAGTCTTTATATACTCTTCTGTAAAGTAGTCTAATCCTTTGTCCCACCAATCGTCTTCAAATAGTGCGCGTTTTGGTAGTTCTATTCCTTTTGAAGCGTAGTAGTCGATTCCTGCTTCAAGACAGTCGTTTACTCCAAACTCATATTCTCGACCATAAAGAGCTTTTGTTTCTCGAACAGGCTCTAATTTGATTAAATCCATCTCTGGATAGCTGAAGATATAGTAAGGGATTCCGAGAGTGTTACAGTAGTTTATATCTAACTCGCTTGGCTCCGGACTTGCATCTGGATGACTATGAACTATTCCTACAATATCGCATCTCTGAGAGATTGCAATATATTGTCTTGAGTCAATAATAAAATCTTCCTCTTCCGGAGCTACGTTATCACAAGGAAACCACTTTAGCTTACCTTTTACAACTCCGAGGACTCCACAACCTTCTTTTGGATACCACTTGCTAAAATGTTCTTCTATCTCTCCTAAAAATTCTATCACCGGTACTTTGCGCTCCCTGGGAATGCTCCGAAAGGCATAGTATGTCCTGTATCGCGTGAAGAAGCTGGGCCTTTATTTGCTTCATCTAAACTGGCTGGTTTAGCTTGAAATCTTGCTTTGCAAGAACTGAGGCTTTTGCCACATACATCAGCACGAGTCCAATATCGAGATCTGTTTTCAGGTGTTTGTCCTGTATTAGATACTAAACATCTCCAAACAGTCTCTACTCCAGCAGCTCCATATTGTACAAAATCTCCTGCACTATATGGCGTAGCTGGGTTGTAGACGGAGTATCTAAATATCTTAATCCACCATGCGGAGCCTTCCGCTGGTATATTATTTAGGTTACCGGCAAATAAGCTCTGCCAAGAAAAGCCATCATAGTCAATAAGTGAGCTTTGTGTGTAAGTAGTTGCACTATTCCAAGCATCATAAGTATATGTGCTAATGGTTATCGGATTATCTTCCGCAGTAAAATAAAAATAATGATCTAATACAAAAGTATTAGTTGAGTCTGTTAGTTGTACTTTCGCATTTAAAGGCCAAGTACATCCGCCATAAGACGGGACTGAGTTAAACCCTTGGTAAGCCCAACTACAATATTTTCCAACTACTGACCTACGAGGTAATTGAATGCCCTCTAAATCAAAAGGCGACGCGAGTTCAAAAGATACTGCTGTAGCGTTTTCTGCTGATATTCTATCAACAAGATATTGACGAATAGGGAACTCTGTTGGAGGACTTCCTACAGTATTTGCATTTGCTCCACCAACTAAAAACTTTCGGAAAGTCTGTCTACGAACTAACTTTTTACCAATTAAATCTTTGTTTGTTAACCCATCAAGCGCATCTTTAAATATGGTAGTAACATTTGCCATAGTTACTGTTGGGCGGCTTTGTGCGCCGTCCGCTTGTATTTCCATGCCTTCAATCATAATAGGCAGGGGGATATAAGTATTAATAACAGTTCCGTCCATTGACACGAACTGTACTTCGTCCAGTAGCTCATCTACACCCGCATGAAAATGTGCGTAAGTGCCCCCATCAAGCTCAAGCTCAAAAAGGGTTACAAGGGCGCTATCAACATAGTGCCCTTGTACGTCTGATGCAATTATATCACTCATGATTCATATACTCGTCTAAAGTTTGCTGTGCAACTATAAAATTCATCATAGTCGTATTTTTGTGAGTAGTTATCGCACACTACTTTTATTGTTGCTTCTCCACCCCCACTATTTGAGTCTGGAATTGTGAAGTCAAAAGATACTACCCCACGCTTTGTATTAAAGAAGTATACAATATCATCAATATCTTCTTTAGTTCGAGTAACAAAAGCAACACTGTATAATTCGCCTAAAGAATTAATCCCGTTCTGTAATCTCTGCTCGTAGCCGTCACCAAAAGTAGCTATCTTTACTTTCGGTGTAGTAGAGCGAGATAGTTGTTTATCTGGGACTGCATATATCCCAGCCCCTAAATCAAATCCTAATGCCATTATGCTACTCCATATGGGCTAAGTATTCCACCCGATCGTTTCTGTGCTTGTAATTCTTGTTGTACTGCTCGTGCAATTGCAGCTCCTAAGTTTTCCATATCTGGGCCAGTACTGTCGCTGGTTCTTGCTGTACCATCGGTACTTACATTTACAACTACATTATTTTGCTGCTGTCCTCCGTTTGACATCTCTACAGGTATTGATCTACCGTTTGGAAGAGGTACTACTGCTTCTGTCCCGTGTAGTACTGCAGGGTATCCAGCACCTGGGCCTCTTGCTACGCCGCCAGTTGCATATCCTGCAACCTTACCTGCAGAGCTCATTATTCCGCCGGTTCTTGCACCCGGAGCGCCTCCGAAGCCAAACAAGCTCGCACCA